GGTCATGCCAAGTGAGGTGCAGAACACAGCGCTTATTGCACGTTTACGTCAATTTGGTGTAATTGCGACCGGTTCAAATCGTTTGTCTGATGCGGATCTGCTACTGATCGACCAAGCTCAAAAAGCATTGTATCTGCGTCAGTCAATTGAAAACCGGAAGGTGTTAATTGCACGTGATGTATTGCTTTACGGCAAAACCACCTTTGCCTCTGCTGATTTCCCAATGTATGAAGTGAATTATGAGCGTAATGCGGCTTGTAATTTCTCACCATTGGTGAAATGGGGACAAGTTGGAGCGACACCTGTTAAAGATATTCAGGCAATGATTGATCTTTCGGTAGAACATTCTGGTACATCACCAATCATGGCGCTGACTACCTCAAAAGTGTATAACGCGCTGATTAAAGATCCTGAATTTAAAGAAAAGTTCATTGCTCCTTATGCAGGTATTAGCGTTCCACTGACTCCAACTTTCGACCAAGCTGACAAGCCTCAATTCCGTGGCACGGTCGATAATATGGAAATCTGGACTTATGATGCTAAGCACAATATGGGTGGGGATATTGAGCGCTTCATTCCAGAAGATTTCTTTGGTCTGGTTTCTGATGCGAATGGTTGGATTGCGCACTGTGCATTGCAAAACGTTGAAGCATTCGGTCAGGCTTTAGAGTTCTATTTAAGCCAATGGCAGGAAAAAAACCCTTCAAGTATTCAATTGCTTGCTGAATCTTCTCCACTTGCTGTTCCAAATAACAAAAATGGCTTAGTCGGCGGTCGCGGCTTCGTTTAAGGGGAATCAAATGCCAAAGTACATTGCAAAACAATCGATCGGACACTTTCGTCCAGGTCAGGAAATAGCGGGGCTTGAAGCTAAACAACTTCAGGCCCTTTTAGCATCTGGGGCTATTGAAGAATATCAAGAGCCGGAAGAACCTAAGGCAGACAATACCGCTGCACGCTTGGCTGAGCTTGAAAAGGCTAATGCTGAGCTGACAGCAGCAAATAAAACCTTAACCGAAGCCAATCAGACAGCAGCTGCTGACAAGGCAAAGGTAGATCAAGAAGTTACCGAGCTAAAAGCAAAAGTGGCTGAAATGGAAAAGGTGAAACCTGTTGCAAAACCTAAAGCAGACTCTAAAGCGACTGACGAAACCAAGTAGGTGATCTATGTATGCGACTGAAGCAGATTTGGTCGCACGATTTGGTGATGAGATTGAAAATCTGAAAACGATGCTTCCTTCTCAGTCCTCAGTAACTGATGCAATTCAGGATGCGACAGAGGAAATTAATGGCCACATCGGTGGTCGTTATCCTTTGCCGCTACCCAATGTGCCAAGTAATTTAAAGCGTATGGCGTGTGACATTGCACGCTATCGTCTTTACTTCCAGCAACCCACCGATGAGGTGCGACAGCGTTATGAAGATGCAATCGCATTCTTAAAACGTGTTGCTGACAACAAGGCACATTTGCAGATTCAGTTACCGGAAACAAGCCAGATCGTGGATGACCAACCTAAGGGGCGACCTTCGACGGCGCCAGTCGGTACTTCGTATACCGGTGGTGTATTTGGTGATGCCACTTTAGACATGATGCCCAGCATGAAGTGAGGTGTTTATGGCTTTTGCGATAACCATTCGAGCAGATAGCTCACCTATTGAAGCAGTGCTGAACCAATTGGGTAACTTTGATTCGTTGAGGAACCAGTTGTTTGATGAGATTGGTGCTGGGCTTGTGAATAGTGTTCAGCATCGGTTTTTAACCGGTACTGGTGTGGATGGTAACCCGTGGAAGATTTCATGGCGTGCACGTATGCAGGGTGGCGAGACGCTGCGCGATACTGGCCGCCTAATGAATTCCTACACACACAATGTACTTTCAAGTGGTGTGGAAGTGGGTACTGATGTTGCGTATGCACCCCATCTACATTACGGCGCAACAATCCTACCCAAGAATGGCCAATACATTACATTCGCAGTGGGTGGTCAGTATCGAAAGGTTAAGAAATCCATTATTCCGCCTCGGACCCAACTTGGTCTTGATGCTGAAGATGAGGTTATGGTTTTGGATATTGTTGGGAGTTTTATCGATGAGCACCTTCTTCGCGGTACGTGATGAGATTGCAGAAAAACTGAAAGAGATTCCAGAATTTCTAAAGATCTATACGCCGTTAAACTCAGTCACCGTAACCGAGATGTCGCAAGTCACGCCGTCGGCACACGTCAATTTTGTTCGTATAGATAAAAAGGCAAGTGCAGGTCGTGGAAGCATCAACCAGATCGGCCAGCAATGGGCGGTTACGGTGGCATGTCGCAATGCTCAATCTCAAATGACCGATGGTCGGGCTGTAAGTGATGAAGCCGGACTATTAACAGAGAAAGTAATTCAGTTGCTTTCCGGTTGGCAGCCTCAAGCATCACGCACAGCACTAGATTTCATATCAGTTCGAGATGGGTATAGTCCAGGCTTTGCATACATCACTATTATTTTTGAATCACAGAAATTTATTTAGGAGCCAGTCATGGCAAAACAATACAAGGCAACTCAGCCTGTCGGTCGCTTTAAAAAAGGTGATGTAGTCGGCGGGCTGGATGATGCTCAAATTAAAAAATTACTGGCAGATGGTGTGATTCAGGAAGTACCTGAAACTAAAGCCACTGCTCCAGCCAAGAAAACCACAGGGGATGAAAAGTAATGGCTAAAGAATATATCTCGTTGCAGGGTAAATTCTATTTATCCAAGCTAACTAATGGTATTGCTGGCGCTATGCGTCATCTGGGCAACGTGCCTGATTTCGAGCTTGAGATTGGTGCAGACATTATTGAGCACCAGGAATCAACATCGGGTAATCGCACAACCGACTTCACGATGGTAAATACAACTTCTGTGAATTTCTCTGGAACACTTGAAGAAGTAGACAAAGACAATCTGGAGTACATCGTATCTGGTACCAACTCTGAAGTTGTAAGCAAAGCGATTGCTGATGAATCATTGGGTACTGTGGTTGCTGGTCAGGAAATCCAATTAAAGGGCTACAACTTATCAGAAGTGACCTTTAAGGACTCAACCAGCGGCACACCAAAAACACTTACTGATGATCAGTACACCGTGGATGCTAAGTTTGGCACTGTGATTTTCCATGAGGTAGCAGACCTCACGATGCCGATCCTAGCCACCTATACAACAGGTGCTGTAACACATACCACTTTGGCAAATAACTTCAATGAAGAATATGAGTTGTTCTTTAAAGGGGTGAACACGGCAAATGGTAAGCACATGGCTGTGCGCTTATGGCGAACTAAAAAGTCACCTGAAACCACTTTCCCATTAATTCATGAAGAATTAGGTCAGTATGAAATCTCTGGTCAGGCCTTATCTGATGTGGGTAAAGAAACAGACCCAACACTTGGCTTGTATGGTCATATCGTAACGATTCCGGCAGCGACAGCACCGTAACCCATACAGGCACAAAGAACTCCACAGGCGCTATGCGTCTTTTTTTGTGCCTGCCTTATAGTAATAAGTCTTAAAACATTTAAGATGAAACTTAATAAATAGTAAAAAATAAAGATTATGTAATCTTTTGTTATTCTAATTTTCATCTGATGGGGATATAAAAGATATTCAGTTCACGTTAAGAATGAATCTGCTATGACTAAAATAGAAATATTTGTCTCCATCCTAGCCGTAATAATTATTTCTACTATTATTTATCTTGTATGTCAGTAAGTTAGTAAGCTAAGAACCGCCTTTGGGGCGGTTTTTTGATAAGTGGAAGTTTCACCTGGCTATATAGGGTCAATTTTAAAAAGACTTAAAATAGTAAAACATAACTTTACAAATCCACTCTCCCTAGATGTTAGATAAGATTGAAAATTAATGTAAAGTGTCGCCCTTAATACATGGGGATATTATGAAAAATTTAAGCTTATTCTTTTTTATTATGATTTTAGCTGGGTGTGGACACGGGGAATCTAGTGGTCAGCATCTTGATTTAGAAACAAGCAAAAAGGAACAGCTTGAATTTGCAAAAGAAGCTACAAAAGAATTCATTCCCAATCCTGATTCAGCTAAGTTCCGCAATCAAATAGGAGAGTGTGGGGAAGTTAGCTATAAGGAAGTAGGGGGCACAGATATTGATTTCCAGCGTTTCATTGTGCTTGAAAAGAATATAGTGCTTGTAGAAAATCAGATGGATCCAAAGCAATTTGAGCTTTCATGGAAAAGCTCCTGCACACCAAGTTGGAATAAATAATTATAAGGCCCTCATTTGAGGGCTTTACTTTATTCATCAGATGATTCGGGTGTGTTTGCTTGCTTCCTTGCATGCTCTAAAGCAACTTGTTGTGCTTCAGCTGCAGCAGTAGCTTCAATTGGTGGTTCTGATGCAATAGCTGCGGTGCTAGTGAATCCGAATAAAGCCAAGATTAGAATTTTCGAATACTTTTTCATTTGAATTTCCTCTACGTTTCTAAGACTTAATTTCAGTGTAGAGAATGATTTAAATCGTGGATGTAGCAGCTATGTCGGGATATGTAAGATATTCAAG